AGCCACCTGGCTTTCTTAAAAAGAAAATAACATGACCAATAAAATAAAAAATTTACTAGAGACGATTCAGAAATTTGGAGAGGATAAAGACCCTGTGCCTTCCCGAAGTCGTAAAAAACCATCTTCTCTTGTTCCTGCCGGCTCCTCATCTGGAGTACCAGGCCGACAAGTTTCGCCTGCTGCTCCTGGAGCTGCCGCAGTACCAAATGCTAAATCAGTTAATGAAATTAAAGAAATGCAAAAATCCTTGCAAAATTTTGCTGAAGCCTCCGTTAAATATAACAAAGTTCCGACTGGAATGAAGGGCGGCAAAATGACATATAAAATTGATGATAATGATAAACGCAGAGATTTTAATGATTTCTTAATTGAGCAATTTGGCGCAAATGCAGAAATTAGGGGAGAAGAATTCAATATTGATCCTAGAGCATCAACACGTGATTCGAAGTTGCCGACAGATTTAATTCAATTAAATATTGTTCTTGACAGCTTACAAAGAATTGGTCCGGGCTCCAAAGAGGCTTTAAAAGATGGTGTTTGGGATTTTAGAACTAATAATGCTGTTCGAAATGTCTATGCAATTGCCGTTAGCTTAGTCGAAGCCAATCAAGCATTAGGTGGAATGGCAACAAATGATCCTAGATTATTTACTAAGAATGATTTAGCTGCGTTAAGAAATGCTATTCCAAAAACTGACCCAGTCACTGATAGATTATCTGCATCAGTAGTAGCTAATAAAGCACAAGAAATTGCTAAATTAGTTAATAAACTTACTGCTTTTTATAATTTTTATTCTAAAACAATTCTTAATCATCCTGACTATAAAAGATATACACACGATACTGGAAAGCCAATTCTTAATTTAAATATTCAAAAGGATCCAATTGAATTAAGCCAATATCAAAAAGAATTATTGTCAAGAAAATTAGAGCCAATCAGAGTGCTTGGACTTGATATCAATGTAAATGACTTGCAAACTCAAGATGGACTGAAAAAAATAATGACTAAATTAATTGGTTATAAAGAAAATGAAATTAACAATAAAACAATGAAGCAAACAATTCAAATGATGATTGATGAAATTAATAGATCAATTGCTGATGCAAAATCTAAAGGTGGTTTGGAATAGTTTCATCAAAATAAACTTTTTCGCACCCCAGAGTAAATAGAGTTGAGGTTTCAATGTCTTTTATATATGAAAACAATAATTTATTAAAAGCTCTCTTAAATGCTGGCGAGTCTTCTCTAAATAAAGAAGCTCAAGCTCAAAACCCAGTATTTGTTCCAATTTATGAGGTTGCTTTAAAATTATTACAAAAAATGCAACGTGATTTGGGAGATCCAAATGCCCCTGCGGCTTCAATGCCAGTTGGAGTTGAGGGCGGAACGATGGAAACAAATCTTTCAGCTACCACTGCCAATCTAAGAACATTGGGTGATTTTTTAAATTGGGCAGCTGATAACAAAATAACATGGAGCGGGGAGAGAGTAGCCTGGTCTCCAGAAGAGCGCAATTCTAATCAAGGAAATTTAAATCATCCATCACAAAAAGCATGGATGTTTACATCATTACCTTTTGATCGTAATGATAGAAGAATTGATCGTCAACCTCTTGAAAAAACAGTTTATGCAGATAAAGATGTTTTAACTAAATACTTATCAGCTTTAAGAGATAGCCCTCAAGCAAAAGAAAATAATGTTTTACAATTTATGTTGGCAGCTATTATTGGCCAAATGAATTCTTACTTAAAGGTTCAAAATAAACCAACTATTGAAACTAGACCAAGCACACAAGTACAATTAAAACCAGATTTAGTTGTTGATGTTATACCATATGGTTTAAGTAAAAATAATTTGATGGAAGGCTTAGATAACTTTCCATTTACTGGAGCATCTCCGAATAATCTCCACTCTGTAACTGTTAATGACTTAAAAGATGAAACTTCATTCTTGTCTTGGTTTAAAGACTTAAAAGTTAAAAGTATAGTCGACGGCAAAGAGCTTATTCAAAGCCCATTGTCTTTTAAAGGCGATCCTTGTTTAGCTGTTCATTGCTTATATAAGCGCGCCCAGTATCTCAAGTCAAGAGCCAAAGTAGCTGGCAATGAATATGTGAAAGCAGTAGAGTTGTATTTTACGGCAATTACTGCTTATGGTAGCCAAATTGCCGATAAGAATGGTAATCTATGCGCCGTTGTCCATGAAGGAACCGGAGGGGGTTCTGGTGGTGGTGGCAGTGGCTCTGCTGGCGGCGGTAAAGGTGGAGAAAGTTCTTCGGGCGGAACCGCTGGAGGAACTGGAAAAGCAGTATCAAATGCTGATGCAGTGAAAAATTTAGTCCGCTATATGCCATTAACCTTACAATCTGTTGATTTCAATCGAATTGACAGCTTCTTTGTTCAATATGAAAACATGCTAGGTAATACTGATAGCAGTCAAAAAGCACAAGTAGAAGAGGCTCATGCTTTATTTACTAGCAAATGGACTGATATTGATAGCATATTATCTTTGAAAAAGAGCAACTTCCCATTGATTGGTGGCGCTGATACAGTAATTCAGTGGCTCAAGAATCCGCTCAAGGATTACTCTTCCTTTGTTCAAATTTTATCAGAAATTTTACAAGTCACTCACAGCACTATTTCTTTGTTCTATGATTCCTATGTTTATGCAGTTCGATCAGATGAAAGAGCAAATGCTGTTTTTGACTCATCCGAAAAATCAATTGTCAAGGGCCAAACTACTATTTATCAAAGCAATATGAGAACTGTTAATAATTGGAAGGCTCAAATTGGTAAGGTTCAAGGTTTTAAAAATTCAAAGGTCTATAAATGATTAAAAATAGCGAGGTCAGTTTTTATGTTGATACCTTGATTGTAGAAACTCTACTCTCTAAAGGTTTGAACAAAACTGCTCAAGATAACGAAATCATTTCTGATTTAACTGGTAAGGTTAAAACTTACTTTAAAAATCAAATTGATCCAAACGATCCGGCCGGCAGTTTAATCAATAAGATTACTCCCGGAGCAATCTTTGCTTTATTGAGATTTGGCTGGATTGGTATGCTTATTGGTTTAGCCATGAACGTATTCAGAGTCGATGTGAATGGCATTTTAACTTCAATTATTGGAAAATTAAAACCAGAAATTGCTGGTAATAAGCAAATTGCTTCTGATAAAATTGATGAAATAGTTAATAGCTCAGTTCAAGAATTTAATAAGCCAATGTCAGAGGGCTTTTTCGGGTCTGAATCTTCATTAAAAGTTCTACAAGATGCTAAAATGATTAAATTAGCCTTAATGGAAGGCAACTTTTCTAAGACAGCTAAATCTCCACTTGGTTCCAGACACGCCAAAACGATGGGTTTATTGGTCAAAATATTCAGCTGGGTTTTTAAGATTGGTTTGGCTTCGGTTGGATTAATGGTCGCTGGTGATGTAGTGAATAAATTTTTAGGAAGACCGAATGCGCTAGATAATACCATTCAAGGCGGCAAGCCAGTGAATGCTCCTGTTCCAGCCCCGATTCCTTTGGTAGTGTCTAAGCGAACAAAGTTTCCAGTTAATAAAAATTATACAGATAAAAAACAAAATCTTGGAAATTCAAATTGGGTTGAAAGTGTTGTGAATGACGAAGTATCAATTACTGGAATGTTAATTAATTTTACTAAAGAAGTTTATTCTGGTTTAGATGGAAAAGAAGCTGTCATTAGAAATACACCAGGATTTCAAGTCATCAAAGATAGGATTGTCATCTACAATCGAAGTTCAGCTGGTGATGCCATGGTTTTTATCCCTAAGTTCTTGACTTCTAAAAAGCAAATTGTTGATCTTTTTATTGATGATGTTGCTGAAAACACACCCTAATGAAGGCATAGATAGACATATTATCTAGTTAAGCTATATAGGAAACCTATGAGAAACAGTGAGATTTTTGATAATTTTGTAAAAATAAGTCAAGAAAAGAATTTAATTTCTAATGATTCTAGTGATTCTAAGAAAAAATTAGAAGAAACTGGAAGAGCTGATTCTTTGGATGCCGATACCATTGCTAAATTATATGGTAATAAAGTCAATGCTCCGAAAGAGATGGAGTATGAAAAGAATATTATTGAAGTGGCGCATCCATCTCCTGTGGTAGTTGCCCCGGCTTATGATCGATTAAATGGATTAGTTGAAAACGATCAAGAGCGCCAAAATATCTTGTTACGACTTGTTAATAAAACTCCAAATGGCCTTTCTACTCAAAAGCGATATGCTGAGAAAGAGCTAACCTTATCATTGGTGAGATTAGCTAATAATTTTGATAATACAAATCAAGATAAGCTGCGTAAATTAGCCGATCAATGCTTAATGCAATTAACTCAACATAAAACAAAACAATCTTTAAAAAAAGAAGCGGCGCTCCCTTTCATCCCACTAGCGGTCGCTACAACTATTGGCGTTTTATATGCCAATCAACATTTGCCCGCTGCCAATGAAGGCGTAGAGAGAAATTATCAAAAATTAGTCGCAGAATTGGATGACTTCTTAAATGATAATAATTCTGGAATGGGCTTACAAGGTCATGAATATGATGAGGAGCTCTTGTCAGATGTTCGTCAATTTAAAGATAGGCTCGCTGATTTTATGAAGTTTTATGGTTCGTTAACTGATGTGTTACGTCAGTTAGAACGACCAAAAGACGCAAAAGAATTAGTTGAAATTTCAAAATCACCAGCCAGCGATACCGTCTCTCAATCTGCCAATAAATTAAGACAAATGTCTACCAATATGTTGGCTTTTATTGATGCGGTTCATAATAACTTTAATTCGGATTTCTATAAGAATAGACACATTAAGAGCAAGGGTGTAGTTGATTCTATTCTAGAGAAAGATCTTTTCTATGGAGTTAGCTTAAAGGGTGGATATAAGTCTTTATTTGCTGATGATTTTCAAGATGTAGTCAATGCAATTATTCCATTTAAGGATAGTATTAGCGAAGTTTTGAAAGTGATGGATAATGCTAAATCAATCGAGAAAGAAAGCGAAGTCAAGCTGACTGATATCTTTGAGAAGGCAAAAGAAGATTTTGGTGGAACGGGTGAATTATCACCGCCAGTAAAATAAATAGATAAATCTGTCAATAAAGAAATATCTAATAAGATTTAGTAAGTTAGGTGTAAGTTTCTATCGAAGCGATTCGATATCTAAAATTTAGGAAAAAAACATGGCTTTAAAACTATTACAACCAGGTACTCAACCATTAGGACAATTTGATGGTTACGATAGCGAAGTATTAACTCTCAAGGGCGGTGAAGTTGTCACTTTGACTTCAACAGCCATTCCACCAGGTGATTTGGCCGCTGCCGATTCATTTGACGGTTACGTTCAATCTTCAGGTCAAAAACGTCCTGTTGTCACCAAGACCTTGGACGCTTACTCTCGTCCATTAATGCTTGCTGACGATGGTCTTTCTGGCTACGGAACATTGTTCGGTTCTGTTGTTGGTGGCACTGTTGGTCAAGTAGTTACCGGTGGAGCTGCCCTCGGCCCTCACACCGCAACTGCCTCTGGCAAGGTAACTTGTTGGGACAAACCAGGTCTCTATGCAGTCTCTCTCGATGCATGTGATACTAACAGCACCAACGGATTGCAACCAACCAACACTGCATTAAACACTGGCGCTCGCTTGTTCTATACGACTGCTGGTCTTTTGACCCCACAATCTTCACTCGCTCCAGTCGGCAGCACAGCTGACGGAAGCACTGGACGAACTGTTTGTGGACGCTTCGTTAGCTTCGAAACCAATGGATCATTAGTTAGCACACCAAACAGATTAGTCGCTGCCCTCAACAGCCCATCTGGTTTAGTTAGCGCTCTCGGTCCTCGTCAATTTGCCTTTGCAACTTTCTTCTTTGGTGAGTTGTCAAAAGCCTAATTTGAGTTTCTCAGTTAGTATCAAAGCCAAGCAATTTTGCTTGGCTTTTTTATTTCGTCAAATATGGGAATATTGAGCCATTGTATTTGACACGCAATTTCGCGTGGCTGATTTTAATCGGCAAATATTTCTAATAAATCCGGAGACAAACATGAATATGTTTAATAGCAAAGGTGAATTGAATGCAAGCTCAGTAAGAGATGCACTTCAAACACTAACCAAGTACGCTTCAATTCTTGAAGAAAATACACCTTCAAATATGGGGTTTGCTGGTCAACCATCACTCAGTGATGACAAGCGTGATGAACTCATTTCTCGCGCCATTAACACTCAAGACGGAAAAATTGCTTTAGCTCAAGCTATGGCCAATCCTATCCGAAGAAACTTAGATTACCACGGAATTGCTCGCCGAGCCTTGGTAGTCGATCCGTTAAAATAAGGTAGCGGATCTAAAAATTGGCTATATGCTGGAAACTCTAAAAGCTTCAATACTTTAACAACAAAATACAATCTAATCACTGCAGATAGATTACACCACAGTTAAAGTGAAAATTTGAAGATGAAATAGACAATCAGCAGGAAAGGCAAGATGAAAAGCAAAGATTTGGATAAAAATATATTAACAGATTTATATCTTACTAAAAGAAAAACAGCATATGAAATTGCTGAGATTTTACAAGTAAGCAGATATACTGTGGTCAGATACTTAAAAAAGTATCAAATTTCCATTAATCCTAAACAAAGAAAATACGAATTATTAAAAGAAGTTCCATTAACATCGGAACAAAAAGAAATGATAATTGGTACTGTTTTAGGTGATGGTTGTATTGCTCCACATGGTAGAAGAAATAAATCTTATCGATTACTAATAGGGCACTGTGAAAAACAAAAAGAATTAGTGCTGTATAAGAAAGCGATATTAGGAAATCTAGTTAATAATATTAGAAAACAAAAAACACACAATTCAATAATGTATTGTTTTCATACAATAACTCATAAAGAATTTAAAAGAATTTATGATTTGTTTTATGTTAATGGAAAAAAGAAAATTACAGATGAATTGAGTTTGTATCTAACACCAAGATCTTTAGCTTTTTGGATTATGGATGATGGTAGCAATAATATTACTAAATATAATGTGAATCTTCGACTTCATACCGAAGGATTTACAGAAGAAGATAATATTAAATTACAATCAATATTAAAAACTAACTTTAATCTTCGCAGTAAAGTTTGTAAATTTAATAGAGATAATAAGGAATATTGTTACTTATCTTTCAATAAAGAAAATACAATTAAAATGAGTAATTTAGTAGAGCAATATTTTACTGAATCTATGAAATATAAATTGTATGCCGTTCCTCAACGACTAGAATGCCAATCATCATTAACAAATGTTAATGATGGTGATACAGTCTGACCTTCATAGAGATATGAAGAGCTAAACAGAAATGATTTAGCAAGCTGAATAAGCTTTAACAATGCACCCAAGTACCTCAAGGTGCAATGCCAACATATGACCGAGATATCGATGTCGCTGCCGTCGTTATTTCTTCTAACGGTACTGGTCCAGAATCTCGCGTCTTTGGTGACCGTGTTGTTGTTCCAGAGTTCGAAATTTTCGCCAACCCAACCGTTAGAATTGCTGAAGTTAAGCGTCGCAGATTTAACGTCATTGACCGTGCCGTTCAAAAGGCTCGTCAAGAAATTATGGCTCAAGAAGACGCCAACGTCTTTGCTGCCCTCGATGCTGCTTCCAGCGTTGAAAACGTTCTCACCGACATCGCTGATGCCGGCTTGTTAAAGCGTGACCTTGTTGAAATCAAGCAACAAATTGATCGTTGGGACCTCGTAACAACCAAGTACTTCATGAACATCAATGAGTTCACCGATATCCTCAAGTGGGGTTCTGGTGGTGGTCAAGGTGTTGGTGGTGGCGATTTCGATCCAGTCA